TTGACGAGCCATGTCTTTTATGTATTTTAATCCCGAATCGACCAGTTGATAATCATTTTTTAACGTCCAAGCAGCCCAAACATGAAGCTCCTCACCCATCGGCTGAAGGATAAAGAATCCCTCAAAATGATTGTCCTTCAGAACTACCCACAGCATCGCCTTCTGGTTAAAACAATCCACATAAATGTCCTCGACAATCCAATTCTCAGGACTGCGAGTCTTGACCTTTTCTAGTCCGGGCTTAATCGTTGCCCACCAGTTTCTTAACTGGTCAACTGGTATGTATCGGAACTCAACCGACAACGATATATCCGTAAGTTTTGTCTGCTGTAGCATTTGCCCAATGTGTAATAGTTGCTTGACCTTGTTGCCTTGCTGAAACATACAGGTTTGACGTTGCAGCAGGTGCTACATAATTCAACGTAGTAATCAATGATGCTGTACTCGGTCTAGTCGGACTCGTTTGAGTTGGGTAATACTGCAAGCTAATCGCAGCGTTAGTCGCAGACCAATACAACTCTACATAATCATTTGCTGCCAACTCAACAAAATAATTCCAACCGACAACAACGTGACCGTTAACACCGCCATGACTGTTAGGAATAGAAATAAACCCCGCCGAACCAGCAACATCTGTCCCATTTTTTCTTATCCAAACACTAACATCATGTAACTGTGTATCTGTATTCTGAAACTGACCAGACCATTGCAAATTATAAATACCGTAGTTCCTGACGTTCATCCTAGAATTATTACTAACATATACCCCATTTGAGTAATCCGTCGTATTTAACGTCATGGCTGTGGCTGTATTCGCCGTTATCGTCTGGTCTGTGGTGTCCTGAAATGCTCCGTAAGGTGCTGAATCAGCCTCAGCAGCCGCAGATACAGGCACAAAGAAAATCAGGCTGTCATAGCCTATACGCTCGTCATACAGGGTCGTAGTCGTAGCATTGCCAGTCGCTAGGGTAACCTCTCCCGTATTGTTCGTTTTACCATTCATAGCACCACGAACAACCTCAGCAACCTGTCTCTGATCCCCTCCAAAGACAGGTAACGTCTGGAACTGAATACGCCTAGTCATCGATTACCCTGTTTCACTACGTCAACACCTAGCCCTACTGCGGTTTTCCAATTAGCACCCGTTGGAGTCAATCGTAGTCTGTGGTATTCCCCATTAGAACGCAAGGAAACACGGTTCTCAGCATCAGCAGGAACGTCGGTGTAAAACTCAACCTCCTCAGATAATAGATCACGGCTAGAAACCGCTACAGAGGCACTACCGCCATCTACAAGCGGTCTAGCAAGGATGACCGTAGAACGACCTACGTTGATGTCTCCTGTCGTTATCTGAGCCGTTTTAGGCTGTCCTGAGAAGGCAATAATCTTGCTTCCAGCAACACCAGCAAACAATAGTTGTCCACCAGCAAATACCCGCGAATCCAAGGGAATCTCTAACGCATCAATCGAGGAGCTATAGTTATCCACCTGCTCTAACGTCGCTGAAGGAGTTAGCACATAAGCAATAGATGTAGCTGTAGTTTCTGCATAAGACCAACGATCTAAATCTACCGAGTAAATCAACAATAACTTACGAGCAAATGTGCCAGCAAATCGCCAAATTACCAATTTATTAATAGGATCAACCGTAGCACTCATGGCTGAAGGTATTTGACTAGGAATAGCGTTATCAAAGAACCAACGATTTACTCTTTCAGCACCAATCTGTTTAGTAGATTGCCCATCGCAGACATAAAAACCGTCATCTGACAGGAAATAGGTTAGTCCACCGTACTGAGCAATAGAACCGTTAGAAATACAGCCTAGAGAGCGTGAAATAGCGTCAAATTGGAAGAAAAACGGGCTACCAGCATAGGTCATCCGGTAAATAGCCCTCTCTAGGAAGATGATTCCGTACTCTCCACCTGCTAGACCCGTAATATCACCACCGTCAGGGATAACCTGAGTATCTGATTGACTCGCAGCACCCGGAGTCCAGTCAGTTTCGTCGTTAATATCTGACCAGTAGACCGTATTTTCACCACCACCGGGGTCATTAGCCGCAACAACAAAGTCTTTGACCACCGTTACATATTTTGTTCTAGGTGCAGCAGCAGCTAAATCAGCAAAATTAGTTGAGGAATTCAGAGTCCAAGACTGCAATCTATCCGATCCGTTAGCCAGAATGATCTTAGACCCAAACTGAGTCACATCCCATGACTCCACAGCCGAATATCCAGTCGTAGTAGCAGCATCCATACTACCGTCAGTCTGGTCAAACTTATAAATCTGAGTAGCTCCAGCAGCAAACAACGTCGTAGCACCACCAAACTTACCCGCAAAGGTAATCAGTAGAGCCTGAGCAGCATCATCCGAGTAATCAGCCTCACTTCGAAATGGCGCATAACCGTTAGCAACCGGATAACAGTTCTTAGCGTCTGTGACTGCTCCCGTTACTCCGGGTTGATCTGGCAACCACTCACCGAATTTAATGTCCATTTATTGCCTCAACCAAGTGCTAGACGTTCCAGCTACATTAGACCAACCACTTACCGCTGGTGAAGATGTAGTCCAAGTCGATGATGTCGGAGTCGTATCACCCCACTCTTCACCCACAATCTGACCATTAGCCACTACATCAGCCGTTGCCGTTACTACAGGATTAAAACTATAGGTAGCACTACCATACGCTGATACCTGAGCAAATCCAGTCACACTAGCAGCGCCACTAGCAACTTTATTTGCCCCACAAATAATTGTCGCATTACCAGTAACATCGCCAGACGCTACCCTAATCCTGATTCCCTGACCTTCAACGGAAGCATTAGCAGTTATATCACCTGCAAATAATCTTATCCTAGATGCAAGAGAAGCAATAGCAGCATTAGCCGATATATCTACAGCAAACAATCTAATCCTTGTTGGAAAACCAGTAACAGTAGCATCTGCGGTTACTGAAGCTGCCGCATCTACATAATTAGCAAATAACCATCCAAGATTATTACCAGAATTTACGTTACCGTTAGATATTAATGCTTTCCAAGTAGCCCCACCTGTTGCATTACTGTCTTGAATGTTTAGGTAAGAACTATTTACTGTGCCAGATGATTTTGATAACGTGAATTGAGTGCCTCCAGTAGAGCTGCGGATTGATACTAAGTTGCCAGCAGAACCGGATAAGGTAAACGCATTAACCGTTGTTGTCGTACTGGCAGGGAATGTAATCTGGCTTGCTGTGGCGTTAGTGTTTGTAATATTGTTAAACGTATTTGCGCCAGTAATTGTTAGTGTTCCCGCACCACCTTGATTCAATGTGCAGTTATACGTAGAACCGCCACCCACAAACGTCTTGGCAGTCGCAGCAGTCATGGAGATTATGCCTGTGCCAGTACCTGCTGTGGTGGTGAAATTAGTAGGTGCTGCGTTATTCCAAGCAGTTGCAGTCGCAGCAGAACAAACTAATGTTCCACCGTTAAACGTCAAATTCTTTGTGCCTGCAGCAGTTGCTGCCGAAGCAGTGAATAATGTATAGCCATTTAAATCAACAGTGCCGTTCGTAAAGGTCGTTGTATTAAGCCGTGGTGATACATTACTTAATAACTGCCATGTGCCACCAATACCATTAAAGTTTAAATTACAGTTATCAACAAAATAGTTGGCGAAACACAAAATTGTTTTAGTGCCAGATGTTGCGGCCATTACTAATGATAGATTAGTTAAATCTAGGTTGGCATTCGTAAACTCCAAGTTCCCTGCAACAGCAATTGTTCCAATAGAAAACGATCTTTGGTTTGAGAGTGAAAAAGCACCCGCAGTTATTTTGAAATCTCGAATTGCTCCTCCAGCCGACATATCAATGTTAAGTGGATATGTCGTAATAAAATTAAAACTTATTGTGTTACTTTCTGATGGACTTCCGGGAAATATACGCGTTGTGCTTGTACCACCATAAGTGCTTGATATTGTGACATTTGGCGTTCCAGAAATCGTCAAGCCTGTGGTAGTTGAAGTAGTCCATATAGTTCCCGCACTGGGAGTACTGATAGCAATAGTTCCGGTACCAAAATTTATTGATCTGGTATTTGTATTACTGGACGAAAAAGAAGGCGTAGTGAGCGTGTAAGACGATAACGCTAGTGTTCCTGCTGTCAGTGTAACGTCGGTAGTTCCGCTAACAGAACCGTTATCACCAAGCGTCGTAGTAATTCCGCTTCCGTTAATTGTTAAATTCCGTATGGTTTTCCCGACAAATGTTATAGTCCCGTCGCCGACTGTAGTGAAATCTGTAGATGTGTAAGTACCACCAGAAGCTAATGTAAACCCATGACAAGAGATAGTTACTAAACCCGGATTACAAGTTGATCCAGTAAAGTTGATTTGCCTAAACGACCCAGTAAAAGTTGGAAAAGAAGCACCTGATGTCAGGTTGATGTTCAGTCTGTTTGATGTTGTTGCTCCAGCCGTTCCACCAAAGTTAAATGTCCTTGTTACAGACATGGCGGCTGATATATTAGATGTGCCAGTAAACGTAAAGTTTGTGGCTGTTTTTATATCCAATACTGTTGATCCGCCGCTGGTTGTTGTAAGAACAATTGACCCTGTGCTACCAAATGCTATAGAGCGTGTACTTGAGCCGTCACCTACAAACGTACCACCTGTTAATGTTTTCCCGTTTAGGTCTAATGATCCAGCGGTAAGTGTTACTGCTGCCGTAGATGCTGTTGTTAGCGCATCCTGAAGTTGCCATCCACCACCAACACCGTTAAACGTAACGGCTGCACCAAATGCTACGCCGTTGGTTGTAATAGTCTTGCCAGTGGTCGTGGCATTGAATGTAGTCGTGCCTGTATAGGTGCGTGTAAAGTTTGTTGCAGGGAAAGACAAGCTGCCGCTAACAGTCAAGCCAATGCTTGCGCCTGCAAGGGTCATTGCCCCATCAAGACCGCTAATTGTGATGTCGTTGCAAACCCTTGGGGTTGTTGCCATCGTGACAGTAAACGCACCTGTGCCTGTATTTGAGTTGGCATCAAAAAATACGTTATCGGTAGCCGTAGGAACAGAAGCACCACTAGCGCCACCGCTAGATGCTGACCAGTTAGCCGTGTTGGTGCTACTCCATGTACCCGTTCCACCAACCCAATAACGATCTGCCATGTCTTACTCCGCAGGTTGTTCTTCAGATGGTGGCGCTGTTACTACAGCAATCCAATTATCAAATCGCTGTTGCTTCATTGCCTGAATTTCTGCGTCAGTAAATGTGTGATTGTCTGGCAAATGCAGAGCGTCACAGAATTTGCCATACGGACTGTCAAAAGAAAAATCTATCTTCATGCTAATGTCACAGATAGGTTGCCAGTTGTGATACGGAAAATATCATCAACATCAATCGCCTTAGATGTAGTCAATGGTGTGTGATACAGTAAGTTTCCAGTAGTCAACGCATCCATAATCCCGATATGCGTTATCGTTCCCCATGATGATGTGCAAGTAGGAAACTCTACGTTAGCCGAGTTTGTACTGACACCATTACTAGGCGCACCGAACGTCACCGCTGTACGAGCATAAGACCCACCAGATACCTCAGTTCCACTACCAGCGTCCGTAGGGTCAGATGTAAATAGTGCAACATAAACCGTAGTTGGACTGGTATAGCTCGTATTACGCAAGGTAGCGTTAATCAGAGCGTTTTCCAAATAATTCGACATTTCTGCCATGATTTACCTCACGTTGTAAGACATAGACATAGGTTGACCGCTATACTCACTCGACTGGTCAGATGTATTGATAGCACTAATCGCACGATCGTACAAAGCTGACCATGTTTGCAAACGAGCATCATTCATCAGATACGGCTCTGCTTCTCCTAGCGACGCATACAGCAACGCATCAGGATAGTTCGCTAGGAATACGTTACTCGGATTCGCATCACTCAATAGCGTAGGTTTAGAGTAATACAACATTTGCAACGTATAGGATGTATCAGGAATAGGGGCTAATTGAATCTCTGAGCCGAGAATCGTGTAGTCCACAGGTCTACCACTCTCGGTAGTCCTTGCGGTCTCATAGAAGCTATTAGGAGCCTTGTAGCGCAACGTAAACACAGGAGTCGTGTTTAGATGTACATCGCGCATCTCTAAGAAATCAGTCGGTAAGCCAACCGTAGATGTACCGCCAGTCGTTGATGCTGTGGCAACTACAAGCATCTGACGAGTCCGAATGTCTCGTCTGAGTCGTTCTTCCGCTAACCGGATAAAGTCAGGGATAACGGTAGTTAGGTCACTACGAGCTAGATAGTTCGCTATCGTAGTCTTTAGGTCGCTATAGCTCGTAAATGCCATGTTATTCCTCTAATTGCTCAAAATCTTTCCATCCGTACTCGTAAGTCCCGATGTGCCTAATGTGCATTGATAGCTCATGGTCTACATACGTCTGAAAGCCCTCAGAACCAGCCTTGACGCAGAAATATACATCCTCACCACATACACCGTTAGAACCCCATCCAGCATCGAACCAAGGTCTACCAGTCTTCTCAAACACTTCCTTACGGATCATTACAGCACCAAATCCCACCGCTGTAACCTCCTCGATTCCCTCTTTACCGCGAGAATCTACATTAGACCACTTACGAACCTCAGTATCGCCATCCATGTACCTAGTCAAAATCTTTGCCGTAGGTGTGACAGGCTTTCTCCGAGTCGTAGCATTTACCCCTACTATCGGCACGTTACGACTTAACATTATCGTAATCATGTCGTGAGGAAACCGCATATCGCTATCAATAAACAATAGCGCATCACATCCCTCACCTAAAGCCACCTCTGCTAACTTCTCACGCTGGTCAAATATCAAGGTTCCCGGCATTGTGTACAAACTCAATCCACCTTTACCGTCCTTGCATCGGATTGAAGCATCATGCGCTGTCATCCGAGCAAAATCAAACGCAAAACCAGTATGAACCTCATCCCTGCACGGTACGCAAACACCTACTCTCATACAGTACCTCGATACGTCTTCCAGACAGCATTATCAGGATCGTTTAGCCACCTAGCAAAACCGACATCATCCACCACGTTAAAGCCCTTCATAATCCCACGCTGATTCAGTACATCAATCACCGTAAAGGGTATTCTGGCTACGTGATGAAGCTCGTTTAGGTGTCCTTGTCGAGATTTGTCATAGTCCAGTTGCCTCTTATTGGCTTTGATAATCTCGGTTACATCCTGCTTAGTCTCGATGACAATCCCACCGTCACCGTCTTCAAATGCTGTCTGAGTCCGTATCGGAGTACTCATAAATCCTTTCGTAGTTCTCCCCCACCGTTAGGCAGGGGAGAGTTGCTACTTACAGAGACATATCTAGATCGGCCACGATGCCATGAGCAGCCTCATTCTTGACTTCCAGAGTAACTTCAGCCAAGAGTTGAGTGTTCTCGCTGTCACCAACCTTAGCCAGATCATTAGTCTGGAACGGACGCAGATAAGCGAGTGCTGCGTACTCAGGATCGAGTACCAGAGCTTCACGGGTACGCATGAAGCGGTTAGGAACAACCGACATCGTGCCAAAGTCCGACATATAGACATCAGCAGCACCGATAATGGTGGTCGGAGTATTCGACGGAGCCATGTAACGCTGTTGAGCGATACCAGCAAACGACGATACCTTCTGCTTACCAGAAGCACCAACCATCAGAATCTTCGGCGAACCACCGGAGACATAAACCTCAGAAACAACAGTCTTCAGCAGAGCCTCGGTGAAGGTACGCTGAGTACCGTCAGTACGAGTCGATACGCCGATAGTCGCAGGGTCAGCACCACCCGAACCAACGTCCGAGTTAGTCTTGATCCACGACAGGATCGAACCCAGCTTACGAGCGATAGTGGACGAACCAGCCGAACGACCTTGGTTAGCCAGCAGGATAGTCTCCAGATCACGCTTCAGTTCAGCAGAAGCCTTAGCCAACTGATAAGCCTTTTCCGACTTACGACCAGCCTTGTTTACTGTGTCCAAAGTACCCGAAACCTGAACGGTCTTCTGGATGATCTGGGTGTAGTTACCAAGACGAACGGTAGGAGACAGAGTTGCCGATGTAGCGTCAGCACCTTCAATCGCAGCGTTAGCCGTAGTAGCTGCAGCCAGCGAGTCAGTCTGCCACTCGTGATAAACGGCAGTAGCTTTAGTCTTGCCAATCGAGGACATAAAAGGAGTCTCGGTAGGCGAGATGTTGTAGATGATGTCGGTCAAATCTTCCCGCTGACCAATCGCGGTATGTGCTGTATATGTAGGCATGATAGTTCCTATAAAAAGCGTTCAAATGCTCTAGCAGCATCAGCGACCCTTCCGGTCTGCTTAGCCCTAGCCTTTAGTTTCTTCATCTCGTCGTTGCCATCACGAGGCTGAGAAACACCCGACTTAATCACCTTCGGAGCCTCATTCACCTTTTTCGTGATTCCCGGCTTTGCAGACTGTAGCTTGTCGTACTGCATTGCCTTCCACAACGTTAATACTGCTCGCGAATCGTAAACATTCGCTAATTCTTGCTCTGAGAATCCCGCCTTCATTCCGAATTCACGGAGTTCACGACGTAATGTCTCGCCCTTCTGCGGGTCAGCATACTCAGGGATAACCTCTGCCAGCTTACGAGACTCAGCCTGTACTACCTGACCAAGTTGCTCCTGCTGTTCCCTCTGTTGCTGCTCGGCAATCCTAGCCTGTTCTGCTCGAACTTGGGCTAATTGCTTCTCCCGCTGAGACAGTTCTGCGACCTTAACTGCGTAACCGATAGGATCGGTTTCCTTCAGATAGTCCAGATTCTCAGTTTCCGGCTGCTGGTTAAGCATCTGCTCAATCACTTGCAACCGTTCCGCATATTGGTCGCGGAGATACCTAGCTTCCTCGATACGCTGGCGTTCGGCCTCAACTGCCTTGCGTTCTTCAGCTACAGCTTGCGATTTCTTCGTATAGTCCGTGCCAAGTTGATAAGACTTGATAAGCTCATCAAGGGTTACTTCCTTTTCTTCACCAGCGGCTTTAACGCGGTATTTAGGAGGCTCCTCTTGCTCATCTTCACCTTCATCTTGTTCTACCTCTGATTCTTCCTGAACTTCGGCTTCCTCAGATTCGGCCTCGCTATCGTTGGCTTCGAGTTGCGGTTCAGGTTGTTCCTGTTCGGAGCCTTCTTCCGTACCCATAAGACCCAAGATAGCGTTAGCTGCACCACCTACGTCTAACTGTGTATTCCCTTCCGGGGTCATACTTCCAGTATCGCTCATATATTGTTTCCTAAATTATATCGGGAACTGCCCGACTCAGTTACAAAATTTTCAGCCGCTTTTCGTCTATCAGCTTCTGTGCCGATAGCCCTTCAAGGTAGGCCTCAATCTTCTCTAATGCCCTTAGCTGGTGATAAGCATTTTCCCTTACCAAGCTATCACCAAACTCGCTCATAGCAAATTTGTTAATCTCTACTGACCGGAGTTCTTCCATCATTGCCTGAAAGTACTCATCCCGCAGTAGATTCTCAGCCCATTGGCATTTGTCCATTAAATTCCTTACTTGGATTTACTAGATTCATTCAATTTTTTTAACATTTCTAAATGATCTGACCCAACAAAAAACACGCCTTTCGGCTGACTTAACAGCCAACGTTGCCTTGATTCGTTAGCCTTATCTGCCATCTTCCTTGCTTGAGTATCACCAGACTCCCACATTAGTTTCTCGCCACGCTTTAAGAAAGACTCAACATTCTTCTCAGTTGCTATTTTTTGACTATCGTTTACAAACTCTTTCCCCATTGAATTTAAGAAACTATTAAGTTCTTTGTAACCGTAACGGCGATCTTTGAAGTAGCCTATTTGTTGTTGATTTTTTAATATCGCGTCAAAAATAGTGTTATCAGAAACAAGCGAATCTTTTTGTTTATTAACATCTGTGTTAGTAAATATAGTATACAAATATTCAGATGGATAGCCCTTAACGGACTTTGCAGCCAGATCATCCCATGAGCCTTTGTATTTGATGCCAGCAAGTTTATCGCCTCCAGCACCCTCATAAAAAGCACCAACTTGATTAGCTAGGCTTTTAATCTCTGATGGCAACTTAACATTTTTGCCATGTTCTTGCCCAACGAATACCAATCCCGGTTTTGGAGAATAAACAGGGGAATCGTTAGCGGATTCATTTGGGTCACTAAACAAAAGACCATAACTAGGTTTAGATGGTTTATTGTCTACAAACCCTAGAATGTCGCTCAGTAAGCCAGCCATTACATTTGATTCCCAGTCAGATTACCTAGCTCTTTAATCGCCTTCAGGACAATATCAGCCTGTTTGTTACGGCTGTCCTCGTCAGCAATGTCCATCGCCAAGATAGCCTGAAGTTGTTTAACAGCCAACTCAGCCTCTTTGATACGCATCTCAGAAGCACTACGCTCCTGCTGCATCGCCATTTCCATGCCCTTACGAGTAAATTCAGCCTCTAGTTGCTGCTTCTGTAAGTCTAGTTTCGCAGCCTCAATCTGAGCCTTAGCCTCGGTCTTTTCTCTCTCTACCTGAGCCAGCATCTGAGCGACTTCAGCCTGAGCATCTGGAGCAGGTGGCTGTGGCTGAGACAATGCGTCATTGAGTTCAGGGCTGATCTCGTTAATGAATGCCTTAGCATCCTTGAAACCAGCCGATTCAATCAGTCTCGCTAAGGTATCTCGGTACTGAGCCACAGATACCACAGGATTCGATGCGCCAAACTGAGTCAGAATCTGCTCTTGCTTGGCTAGGATCATCTGCAACATGGCTAGTTTCTGCTCTCTGTCCCCCGAACCCAGACCGACGTTAATCGCCACATCGTACTGATTCGTCCATGTACGAGGATCAAACGTCACAAACTTGCCACGCATACGGACAATCTTGGCCTGATCCTGATACTTGCCCAATAGATGCAAAATCCCCTTAAACAGACTCTTTACGCCTGTCTCAGCAAAGATTCGAGCAATCAACTCCAGCTTGCCAGAGTTCGACTTCATCATGGCTGCAATAGCCGTAGCACTCACGTTATTGAGTACATCCGGGTCTAAACCCTGCTGCTGGTCGCTAACGCCTGTACGCTTGGCCTGAACACCATCCATGTACTCAAGCATCGGGAAAGCCTGAGCCGTAACCGCAGGAACCTCGACAGGAGTAATCGCACCCGCAGACTTCATACGGATAATGCCGCCCGGAGTTGCATTAAGAGCATCATCCAGATTGACCTGACCATCAACCACACCCAGACGAGCATTGTTCGTTAGGTACAGGTTATCCAGCATTTGTCTCGTAACCGTAGACTTGATTAGCTGGATGTCCATCGTCCGGTCTGCTAGAGACTGACCAAAGAACTTATGCGGAATCGGGATAGGACACAGGCTGTGGAACGGTACTAGGTCACATTCCTCGTCATCCAAGATTTCGTTGCCAGCGTAGACAATCTTCCGCAGTTCAGCGATTCCATCCCCATTAACGTCGATCTTGATATAACACTCGTAGACCTCGCAAACCTGCATCGTTGGGTCGAGAGAGATGTTCTCATCCGGCTGCTCACCCTGACTGAATCGAGCAATACGCTCAGTCGTAAACTGGAGATCGTCGTAGCTAGGCAACCCTTCTACGATGTCCTTGTCAAAACCCATCGCTATGAGTTCCGAACGAGTCATCAACCGACGATGAGCTACAAACGGGCTATCCTCAATAGTTCTTGCCGATTTGCTAATTAGGAATTCTTCCGGCGGTACGTTCTCAACCTTCACGCAGCCGTACTTCTTGGTTTTCTTGACCTTGACCGAGTAGTAAGGAATCTGGATAGGCATACCCATCATATCCACACCACCGTCCACCATCTCTACCTTCTGGCTCACTACCTCAATGGCAGGATCAGACAACAATAGGGCTAGCTCGTCTTCAGTCAGGTTCTTGTAGGATTCCTTGTTTACGTCCTCTTTGGCTTCCCAATACGCCTTGACCACGCCAACCTTCATCATCAGCGCGTCTTTGAACCAGTTGTGCAGGATGATTAGACCGTCATTCTCACGGTAAAAGACCCAGTTACAGTAGTCGGTAGCCTGTTTAGCGGACTCCTCATCTTCTGGAGTCTGAGGCTCAAAGGAGACAATATCCTCGGTGGTCGTAAAGACCCGGATAAGTTGTGGCAATGCACCGTCGATAGCCTCGGCTACCTCGCCAGTTACGATCTGGCTACGGCCTTCTACCTCGTTACCATACGGATAACGCAGGTAATACTCTAGGGCTTTGGATCGCTGATCCGTAGTCTCGGTATCAACATACCCAATAGAGTTATCGATTTCGTTCTCGATAATACTCTTGATTTGACCCTCATCCATCTTCATAGCAAATCCTTAACGGGTTTTGCTGATTATACAATCCATTTGGTCGAAATTGGCAATGTTGTCTGCCATGAACTATCTGATTCGTCAAGACCTATGGCGAGATACCTAAAAGAATCACTCATGTGGCTAGACCAGTCGTGGAGTGGCTTTTCATAGAATATCTGCCGCCTCTCGTCATGTTCCCGCCTGTAGTTCCGTAAGGCATCCAACCCCTGCTTAGTCCTCAAATGGAACCAGCACCTCGGTAACAGCCTCCTCACAGCCTGAATCCCGTCAGCCACAGACAATCTAGGTGCAATCGTGATTGACAGCCCTGCTTCCTCTAAGACCTCTCTACGGCTCTTGCCTGTGCCTAGCTCCCTCACCTGTACGTCATGGGGCAGGATTTGACTGAACCCTGCGTAGTCATTGTCCTTCAGCCACCTAACGTACCAATCTAGCCCCTGTCCATGATTTTCGACGCAATCAATGAGTCTAACTTCCTTTCCAGCCAGTTGAGCAACCCATAAAGCAGTTGAGTCACCCATTCCAAGATCCCAAGCAACAAAGCTACGGCAGAGATCGTCACGAGGAAAATCACTAATGTGACCATCCCTCTCAAGGTCGTTAATAAGTTTCCCATAGTAACTACCCTCGACTGCTGCGTTAAAGGAACATTCGAATTCCTGGTTGTACTTGTCCTCACCCATCTCACGATAGGCGGCTTTAAGCTCGGACTCAGGCAGTATCTTGGTCTGGCTAGCCTTGTACTCTAGGTACTTCCAGCCTTCTTCTTCCTTGGCTCTATCCGCTAGTTCAGCGAAATGGTTACGGCCTTTAGGAGTCCCAATGAAAGCAGCCCACCCAAGACGGTCGGCAAGAGCAGGTCGGATGATCTCGTTCCAAATTCTCGGATTCTGATCGCCAACTTCGTCGATAACCACGCCATCGAAATACTGACCGCGCAGACTGTCAGGATTGTCAGACCCGTAAAGACTAACCCTACGCCCCCAAAAGTCAACCCGTAACTCAGCAATGTTTGCAGTTGCATTAAGTGGCCTTGTGTACTCTAGTAGGTAATCCCAAGCGACTCTCTTGGCTTGGCTGTAGGTAGGTGCTATGTAAGCAAACCGAGGATTCGGCTTGTCGCACTCTATCGAGGCTTTGATAAGGTGGTTAATTGCTGCCACAGACTTCCCCATACGACGATGGGCAACCACCACAGTAAAACGATGCTGCTCAATGGCATGGTGGATTTCCTCCTGCTGCTCCCTTGGCTCGTAAGGGATTATGATCTCTGTCACTTAACGTATCCGCAGTTCAGGCACTTGTTGTTCACTAGGAACGCGCTGCACATCGGGCAGTTAATCATCTTGTACTTCATCTTTAGCCTTTCCGCCCCATCGGACGATCATCTCCTGTGCGCCACCGTTAGCACCAGTAACCTCTTGCTTCTGCGTCTCAGCCCATCGCATCTGAGCCTTAGTCCACCAGATCAATGCAGTTGTATCCCCGCCTTGAGCCTTGCTAAACAGCGTCTTAGCTATCTGTGCGCTGGCTTTAGCCTTACCTACGTCTAGCTCAGTCCGATAATGTTTCCGCAGCGTCTTGTCATCGATGCCAATCAATGCGCCTATCTGCTCATGAGGCAAGCCTAGTCCTGCCGATGTCTCGACTATCCGCTTGTTTTCTTCTGTTGGCTTATGCTCTACCATTTTATTGAGGGTAAATGTTACTCATCTGTCAACAATACGGCTTTCTTGCCGGTGAAATCTTCCCATCTCTTTACTATTACATCACAGTATTTAGGGTCTAGTTCCATTAGCCTTGCATATCTTCCATGTTTCTCAGCTGCAATCATAGTTGTGCCAGATCCGCCAAAGCTATCCAGCACTATATCGCCGCCCTTTGTATTGTTAAGCATTTGGTAAGCAAATAGCTCCACCGGCTTCATCGTCGGGTGTTCGCCGTTTCTCGATGGCTTGTCAAATTCCAAGACGGTTGTTTGTTTCCTGTCAGCCGCCCAAAGATGGCCAGCGCCGTCCTTCCAACCATATAAGCAAGGCTCATGCCTCCAATGATAATCTTGCCTACCCATAACAATTGATGATTTTTTCCAAATCAAACATTGCCTAACTTTCCAACCGGCATCTTGTGCCGCACCTCGAAAGTTATAACCTTCACTATCCGCATGCCAAATATAAAATACAGCACCAGATTTCATTACTGTGTCTGCTGTTACATAAGCATCCCGCAAGAATTGTCGAAACTCATCGTCATTCATTTTATCGTTTTTAACAACAAGTCCATCAGTACGTCTGTTTCTTTTTTTAGCTTGCTCTGGAGTTTCGTCCATACCAAGAGCCACGTTATATGGTGGGTCAGTCAACCACATATCTACCAATTGCCCGGCGCACAGTTTTTCCATGTCGGTAATACTGCACGAATCCCCACACATTAACCGATGATTGCCAAGTTGATAAATATCACCTAGCTTTGTCTTAGGCTCTACCGGAGTTTCAGGTACGGCATCCTCGTCCGTTAATCCATCTACCTGCTCAGGCTCCAGCAGCTTATCTAGCTCTTTAGGGTCGAATCCGAGTACGTCCATCTCGAACCCTTGTTCCTTTAGGTCGGCTAGTTCCAACGATAACAAGGTCGTATCCCAACCTGCGTTCATGGCTAGTTGATTGTCGGCAATGACGTAAGCCCGTTTCTGGCTCTCCGTCATATGCTTTAGCTCGATAACCGGAACTTCCTTCTGCCCTAGCTTTCTTGCAGCCAATAGCCGCCCATGACCAGCTATAACGCCGCTTTCCCCGTCCACAAGGATAGGGTTAGTCCAGCCGAATTCTTTGATACTTGCCGCGATCTGGGCTACTTGACCGTCAGAATGTGTCCTACTGTTCCTGACGTAAGGGATGAGTTTCTCTACTGATACTGTCTTTATCTGCACTTTGCACTACCTTTCCGGTGTCATGCGTATATCGCTTCGTACATATCGGGACGATGTTTCAATATCCACGCCCTCGGTTCTTCGTGACATTTCTTGAAATCAACACCTACGGTCTGGCTTCCTGCATGATGCACATAAGCCCTACTCACGAAATGCTGATAACCCGCCACGTTCAAGTCATGGCATATTATATTATCTGAATACCAATTAGTTGACGGGAACTTAGCTACTTCCCATGCTTCCCGGCTGATACTTGCCCAGATAGGCGCAATTACCGGAGTCAACTTGATCTGATGCTCACTTTCCCACTTCAATCCTGCCCGTCTGTCCCCGTCTACCGGAAACCTGATGTTCTGATCCGGCAACACATAGTCACTTCTTGCACCTAAGAATCCGTATTTCACGCCACGAGACTCCAGAATTCCCACATCTTCCCGCATTAACGATAGCGTATCTGGATTAAGAACCACATCATCATTAGCTAAAATCAATGAGTCAAACTTGCCATGAGAAAAGGCGTAGTCAACGGCTGCGTTATAAGCATCTCCGAAATTGGCAGCAGGATTGGGTCGGTAGATAAGGTTGTCTGTGATCTCTCTTGCTCTAGCCCAAAGTCCCAAATTATTAGAACAAAGGTATACGGGTAACTTGTCACCATAGCAACGAATAGACTCCAGCAGCACAGTAATGCCGGGATTGTTTACCGTACAGATTACGATTGCTTGCATATGCCCCAGAAATACAAATCTGCCGGACTAGTGTTAGTAGAAAACTCATAAGTTGCAAACTTTGAAAGATCGCAGTTTTCCCTAAAGTCCTGCTCCGTTAGGTTCCGGTAATAATCCCCGCAAAATGGCGCATCATCCGGGCTTGTACGCCTCGTTCCATGTTCAGCCCTACCCGTAGTAGCACAAGTAAAAAAAACCAGCCCAGAAGCCATCCTGACCATATTATTGAAGGTCTTTACCCACTCAGGGTTATGCTCAAAGCACTCGCAGCTAGCCACAACGTCAAAACTATTGTCAGGGTAGTCCAGTTCCTCACCCCTAGCCACCACATCAACCCCTCGTCCCTCGCCAAGATCAACCCCAACATAATCGCAGCCTACAAAGAATTGACGGATGGAACCGTTGATGTCCAGACTTCCAACCTCTAAGACCTTGGACTCGTAGAAATACTGTGGAAACCGCTTTTTTAGACCAGACACAAAGTCTAGCTGGCTCTGGTGGCTCATTTCTTTTTGTTTCTTGCGGATATAGCAGCAGCTTTAGCCTTGGCGTCAGCCTTGGAACTAGCTCCCCATGCCTTCAGACTCAGAAGTAGTCTAGTAGGCTCACCGTTAGGTTTACGCTCTGCTCCCGGCATATTACCCATCCGAGCTAGGAATGAAGCACGACGAGGGTTATCGCCAGATTTAACAGGAGGCTTAAGATCAGAGCCGGGATTTGCAGCTTCGTAGGACTTTCTGCCCTTTTCATTCAAGCCACCCTTAGCGTTCTTACCGGCCTTCTTAGTCCATGCTGCGGCCATTTTTACCCCGCTTCTGCTTACCCATAGGAATCTTGATCTCGATTTCTATCTCATTAACACCATTTTTCTTTTTTTCTTTTTCTTCGTCCAGATACTCTTTTAGCAACTCTTTGTCAGATTTCTTTTTACCGTTCTTCATTTTTTCCTCGGCTTGGCTGTTTTAGCGGCTGCTTTAAATGCTGCTGCTGTTGGTGCGCCTTTGGCTCCCGGTTTCCTCATACGCTCTTTGGAACCTTCTTCAATGCGCTTTCGTTTGGCGTGAATGTTGGCATAGAGTCCGGGCTTCATTTCTTCTTACCCTTCTTAGCCATGCCAGCTTCACTTAGGGCAATCGCTACGGCTTGTTTCGGATTAGTAACTACTTTCCCACCCTTACCGCTATGGAGAGTGCCTTCTTTGAACTCACCCATCACCTTACCGACCTTCTTTTGAGCCTTAGACATCTTTTTCATTTAGCAACTCCATAACTAAGTCTTGCAGTTCAGATTCAGTCACGGAATATCGTCGCTCAAATGCTTTACGACCCAAACCGTGATACCCAGTGTTACCCCTATGATGCTCAGGACAAAGGGGGATAGCGTTAGAATGAGAATTCCTGACCCCCAGTCCTAACCCTACCCCCCTTATATGATGTATCTCAGCAGGAGTACCTGCGTATCCAAGTTTGTAACATAATATGCAACCTATGTCAGCAATCTCGGATAAAAATTCACGCTCCTTTTTCCGCAAGTGCAAACCTCTTAGACGGATAATTTACAAACGACTCACCCTCGTTACATTCCTCGCAGCAGGTAACGATCTCATCGGATAAGTCCCTAGCCCTTGGAACCTCATCCCAGTCTATTACCCAGCCGCAATACTCACATTGTGCCAAATTGCTATCATCTGGTACGTTGTCTTGTAGGGCAGTCATGTGTTCTTCTCCTTTAGCTTGGCTTCGATGGCGACTGCAAACTCAAGAACAGGAAGGTGTCGTTTGTCTTTAGTTTCTTCCATAACTTTTAGCCAAATCTCTTGGCTTTCGCCATCAGCCTCTAAGCCTTTCCATTCTTTCTTTTCCTCCGCTGTGTAATGTCCACGCTTCACAGCTTCAGCAATAAATTCATCGTCTGTCCATTCACGCTTTGGAGGATAAGTATAGAGTCGCGTGTTTTGTTTTAATTTCTTACCCGCTTCAGTCCAGACAATATCGTTATTCTCACTGTCATAAACTACCCACGCGACTGGCTCCTCTGGGTCTACTAGCCTATCAATAGCGCCGAGAATAGAGTTGCTAAGCGCCCTACGAATCAAAGAAAGCGTGTCGTTAATCATCTCATCGTAAACGCCGGGGTCAGTTTTCTTAATGACTTCCAAAGTCATCTTGGCATCCTCTAACGCTTCGGTGTCTGCCATGACTGCCGAATATATTTGGTCAATGTCTGACCTTAATTCTGGTTTGTTCTCATCCATGGTTTTCCCCATTATTTGCCCCCTTGCCCATATTGCGCCACTGAAAAACGATTCATCAAATACATGATTTTTAGCTTCGTTGCGTATCTCATCATCCGTAAGCCCAAGCCATTTGAGTTCAGGCTGCGTTAGTCTGGCGCGGAGGGTTTCGATTGGGTTATCCGTAGTCCATGCCGCCCCCGCCATGCTCGCTAAGTTTTCCAACGCATCCAGCACTTGCTGCGCTTCCTCTCTAGTAAAAGTAATCACAGTTCCTCCCCGTTCTGTTCTGCCGCTTTATTCATGTCGTGTAGTGCAAGTCGGGTGCGGAGGGTTGCCGCAACTTCTGCTCTGCTGTCAGCCCATGATGGCCCGGGATATTCCAGCACTAACAGCACCTGCTGCGCTTCTTCTTTGGTCAAGGTAATCATGTGTTCTTCTCCTTATCTTTGTGGTTGTTTATCGCCGTAACACCTGTGCGTGCAGCAGGCCAGATGTGTTGGTTCTGGTTGATGGTCAGGTCGTTGCTGTACATCATTGCCTTGACCAGCGAAGGGTGGTTAGCCGTCAACGGTTTGGGGTTTGGTTGATCGGGACAGATGGTGATCTTGTACGGCAACTTAGCCATGGTTCTTCTCCTTCAGCTTGGCTTCGGTCAAATACATCGCACTTCTAATACCGATAGCTTTTGCGTCAATATCAGACTTTTCCTCATCCGTCAGCCCGACCCATTCACGTTTTGTTGGTGCAACATTCTCGCGTTCGCATTTGGACTTTTTGCAAAACCCTCCGCAGCTAGGGCACTGTCTATCCATCATTCTTCTCCCGCAGCTTGGCTTCGATGGCGCGGGCAAACTTTATGTCAGACGTATAAAGACGTTCGCGCTCAAACATTTCAAAAACTTCCTTATCCGTCAGCCCCTGCCATTCTTTGCGCTGTGGTGGGTGAGCGTAAACAAGGATGTACTCCTTGGCGTTATCCAAGTAAGGCGACTCTGGATATCGACAGAAGAACTGCTGCCCTGTTACCGTATGCGTAGTGACATAACCATACGGCTCCACGCTGGGTTCAGGCTGCGCGAGTCGTGCGCGGAGGGTTTCGATAGTCTGGTTGATAAAGTGTTTTGGGTTGCTCATTACCTGCTCATGGGAATACTGGTCAAAGCAGGTAGAAACAGCCCCCCATAACGCATCCAGCACTTGCTGCGCTTCCTCGCGTGTTAGTGTGATCACGGCGCACCTCTCTCACGGATAGCGAAACTCACATCGTTTTCAGGCATCTTTAGAATCCATGCAGCTACCTTCGCGCATTCCTCACGCTCTGCTGCTGCGACTAGGTTGGCGAAGCGTTCAAAATCGCCAGTAACAACAAAGTGCATTTGACAATCTGGTTCGCAGTCACACTTTTGGAAACCATTTTGCTTCGCCATACTGATAATGTCATCTCTGTTCATGGCGCACCCCTTTCTCGAATCATCATCGCGGCAACTACGCCTTGGTTATGCCAGTCGCCATGTAGCCAATCTTCAACCGCTTTCGCGCATTCCTCTCGCTCATAAGCCGCAGCAAGTTCAGCAAACGCATGAAGGCTTCTCCATTGGTTCTCAGTCGCACCCCAATCTGGCGGCATGATTCCAGCTTCTGCCGCCCATTTAACAATGTCATCTCTGGTCATTGTGTCACCCTATCCATAGTCCGATTAGAAGCCTCCTGACTGCGCCAGACATCGATGCGAGCCTGTGCTGCAATCAGCTTCCACCTAAGCTCCTCAGCAGCCTCTACAGCCGCCTGAAGCCCTTTTAGTAAGGCTTGGTACTCTGGATGAGCATAAGCCTGATTTTCACGATCAGCGACCGTATTTCCGATAGCCTGACTGAACAGGATTGCTTTTTTGCTTTTACGAAACTCCTCTAGGTACGTTACCTCAGCCTTAGCCTTGGCATAAGCCGTAGCGTTCCGGTAAATAAAGTCGATTGCCTCGTGAGGATCAACTTTCATACTCAACCTCACCGATAGCGATTCGTAATGCCTCAATCAGCTTCTCAGCGTTCTCCGGCTTTATGCAGAGATTGGCACTACCGTTTCTGACTATGATGTTTACCCAAACATCCTCTCCTATGGTGTCAACGTATATGCCTTGGTGCATCTCTGAACCTTCGATCTTGATTGATTCCATGTTGCTCCCCTAAAAACCGGGGTTTCCCCCGGATGGTTAATTAAACAATACGCAACTTGCCTGACATACCGCGAGACTTTAA